GAAAAGAGAACCCGGCCATTACAAATAATTACATGAACGTCTTCCAGCAAGCCGTCTCCGTCAACGTCATACTTTCCGTAGCAATCGTATAGCACGCATTTTCTTCTACCTTCTTGGCCTTCTCTCATACTTGCGTCAGAGCTTTCGGGTGGTCTTTCATCTTCGCCGATGTAGTTTCTTATAGCATCAGAAATTGTATCGAGGCTGCTTACCTGTCCTGAATCTGGATCGATAAAAGGGAAATCGTCTTCAGTGTTTTTAAAGATTTTGGCCTTGCCCATTCTGCGAATATCATCATAAAGAACATAGTGCCGGTAACATTCAAAAACGTTTCGCCCTGAATCGTCTGTTTCTGGAAGAAAGATGTATTCACCTGGCTTAACATTTCTCATTACCGGCTGATCCTTAACCCTGACCTTTTCTTTAATCAGCAGCTTATAGGTTCCATCCGGAAGAGCTTCTACCTTTTTGATTATCTTCTCTGCTTCTTCGGGTGGAATTGAATAAAACTCTTCAGCAGTTGCCTGATACCAGTTGAGCTTTTGTTCTTCTCTTACTTCCCAATCGAGTTTCATTACTCCAAGTCCAGCTTCAACTGCATCACGAATCCACTGATCGATTAAAACATATCCCTTATTTTGCGTTTGAACCTGGTATTTAATTACCTTTTCAAGAACTTCTGGATTGTCTTCAGGTGAGCGCCCGAATATTCCAACTACCCTTTCGGCTCCGAAATAAACCTCAGTAAAGGAAGGCATAAGCCATTCAACAATGTCTTTAACATCTGACGAGGAAAAGCTTGAAAGCTTAGACAAGTTTTCAAATTTCTCTGCATAGTAGGCTTTATTGCTATGCAAAAGGTTGTAACGCAATATAATTGCATCAGCGAGGTTTGCATCAAAATACCGCTCTGCCTCTTCCTTGTCTGCCAACACCATGTCATGTAAATCATCATCGCTGATCTTGATCTTTTTCGGTCTCTGGTATTCTTCTAATAGCTGCATGTTTTGCCCTCCTTGGCTACATTGCTCCTGCGCATCTTATGTCGTCATACTCAAAATCTTCGTGTCTGTGTTTAAATTTTCCATACTCAAGGTTTCCCTGGTTGGCTCTTAAAGTTCCATATTGCAAAGCATCGTGCGGGTGACTGAACTGGTTCTTGTCTGGAACGTCAGTAAATCTCTCATCACCTGCTACTTGAATACGCCTGTATCTATATCCTCCCAGAAAGCCCCGTCTTAAAATCTTGCATTTTGGAGAAATCAAAAAAGCCGGCTCACCATCGGTTAACCGGATCATGTATTCTGCAACTGATTCACGCCTGGATATAAAACTGTTTGTTGAAGCAGGCTCGGCATGTTTAAACCCAAAAGATCGAACTATCTCAAAACAGGTCTCTTCATCTGTCTGCGCTCTCTGATTGCCTGCCGGATCGCCGACAATATAAATACTGCCGTCATCGAGCCATTGCCGATATTCAGTATCAATCAAGGGCATTACAGCGTCACGCATGAACTGTTTAATACCCATGTCAGAACTTACAAGCTCATCAATTGCCCGGAATTGTCCCCGGGGCGACAGCTGAGAAAATATAGCTGCAGGTGTGAGTCCAAAGTCAAAAGACAAGATCAGCGGCAAATTGGTATAAGGCTTCAGAATAGTTTTCGCGCAATGAAGATCATCGTTGTATTCAGGAAATACAGGTTTGCCTTCCTGGATATTTCCATACTGGCCTTTAATGTAAACTTTTATCCATTCAGCCGTTTTACCTGGAACCTGGCGTAACCAGTATTCATAACCAAGAGTATGATTGTTAACATTCTCAGCATCTGGATTTGGAACGTAGCCCTGTTCAGGAATGTAAATTAAGGCTGGTGGCTGCTGCCAAAATTCCCAGCCAATAGGGGTTTCTTCCTCAGCACACCGATACCACCAATGGTCATCATCAGGCGGGTTCGTGTCCATTATGATACCTGACCACGAAGCACCACCATCTGATTTGTTCGGATAACGACCGACACGCCCGGTTAAGCCATCAAGTATAGCTTTGGGAACTTCTCGCGCTTCGTTGATCCATGATCCAGTAAGTTCAAGAGACAGAAGCTTTTTGACCTGGTCTGGTCTATCGAGTGCCAGAAATAGTATTTCCAGCTCTATGGTTGTGCCGTCATCCTGTGGCTGCACCATAAGGCCGCGAATAGGTGAATCATAAACAATAGGGCAAGATTCTTCTGAAACCCAATCCTGCCATGTCTTAATCGAAGTGCTTTTCAGTTCGCCGTAAGTATTCCTAACAATACACCAGCGGCTTTTTCTGATACCGAAAGCGTTAGGTCTTTGCCTGGCTGCACGGCTTAAAATTTCCATACAGCAAGCTACTGACTTTCCCGAGCCAATCGGCCCCATTAAACCACGGACAAAAGAGTCTGAGGCATGAAATTTAACCGGTGTCGGCTCCGCGAAGTAATGTTTAGCCTTTTGCATCTTCGCCTGGCTCCGGATCATTTAAAGACTTAGGTTTGCCTCCTAAGTGAAGGACAATGCCAAGCCCGTTAGCGCCCTCATGTTTTACTGTGCTTTTGTCCATTCCAAGATACTTAGCAAGGATTTTCAAAGCACCGTTAGCGCCTGCAGCATCAAACTTGTAAATGCCAGTGGGGTTGCCTTCGTGATCGTAAACAGGCTCCTCCTGGAGACTTCTTTCTATAACCTTTTTGGCTTTTGAAATAACCCATTCTGCCGTCAGCTCGTTTTTCTTTGCAATTTCGGCCTGTTTCTCTTCTACGGCCTGCTTAACAATAGGAATAGATAAGAGCTGCGCCGATTGCACCTGTGCTGACTTCTTGCTATAACCTGCGCGAATTGCAGCCTGAGTGCCGTTACAGTCTTTGACATACTCATCAACAAACTTCTGGCGCTTGGCGGGTAGTTGCAGATATGCAGTTTTTTCCGGTTTCTGGCTCATACCTTAATATTATCAGATTTTTGATAATAGATAAAGCAAAGCCTGTGGAAAACTTATTTCTTGCGCTGACCGAAAATTCTGTCGAGAGGATCAAAATTACTATTAACAAAGGCCTTTGCTTGTCTAAGAGCGTTTTTCAAATTTCGAAAAGCCAAAAACCCTTTAACTGCTGCTACATCTTCTCTATTGCATTTATAAAGAATTATGGTTTCGAGACTGTAGTCATACCTGCGTTCAAAAACCTTAGCGATTCTGTTTCTTTTGCTTTGTATACTCAATAGCTTCAAGCCGCCTTCTCCTAATGTTTTGCAAAGTCTTAATTGCCGATTCTTCGTTATCGATTGTCTTCAAAACTGCGCTAGGCTGAACTTCAATCACATATCGAACTCGATCCGCGCCGTATAATCTTTCAAGTTCCTTGTAAAGCTCGATTGTAGTTCCCAGCGTCATTGGCTTACCAAGCCATGCTCTACCGGTTTGATTCATGCTGCTTTTCCCTCCTGATCCAGATTAAACAGGTTTAAACCACTCGCACGTATACCAGGGCGGTCTGATAACTTCTGTTCCTGAGAGTTCCGGAACCTTGCACCTGACTTGAATCTGGTTTCTTTTGAAGTAGTGTCTGTGGTGCTGGCACTTGAGGCAGGAAAGCTTTCTTTTTCTGCTTCCGGCCATAGTTTCAGATATTCTTGGTGAGCTTTTACACATTCAAAGTTTCCGCATCCTTTACAGTTGTTACTATCGCATTCAGCATTGAGCCGAGCCTTGATTACAGCGTTTAACACCGCAATTTTCTTTGCTTGAAGCTCATACTGAGCAAGCAACTCGGCTTTTTTGCGCCTTACCGGGTCTTTATCAAGCCAAGGCTGGTTATGCGGCATTTTTCTTACCTCCAGGTAAAGCCTTTAATTTGCCTTTTCCGATTTTTTCTGTCAGCCCGATAAGCTTTTCACTGTCCGGCAATCCGCTTTTTAAGTGAGCAGCGCTCTCAACTATTCCGCCAGCTTGTCTACTCCGTTCCTTTTCGGCTTTGAAGATCGCTCTAAGCTGTCCTCGGATTACATCTGAATTTTCGCTCTTACAAATATCCAAGTAACCGAATCGCCTCACAGCCGCCGCAACAAGAGGACTCTTTTTCTTCAGCCAATCCAGCGCGTCTTTCTCGCGCATGTAGCCGAAGTCTCGCGCCGCTTGAAAGGCAAGCTCGATAACATCGCCTTCAGTTTCCGTAAGCGTAGGCCTTGCAACCTGCCGGATCAGAGCAATAAAGTTGTCACCTGGATATAACTTTGGCTTTTCAAGCAAAAACCTTGAAATTGCATTTAAAAAGTCTTTGTCCTCTAAGTCTTTAAACATCGAGAACCACGCTTTATAAATCAAT